AAGAACCCTGACGGTACGTACGTGCCTATGGGTGTCTACGAGTCGCCAATAATCGACTTACAGAACCCGTTTCCGCAACTAGGTAAAGTCAAAATAATAGGTAATGCTCCTTATGGATATACCTCTATCATAGCTAAAACACGTACGTCCTCTGATGGCGTAAACTTTTCTGATTGGGAACCTGTGGATTCTGAGAGTCGCATTCTATCTCCTAACTATCGTTATATCCAACTAAGATTGGAGCTATATTCTAACGATGGGGAGCATACTCCGATCATCGATGAGATTATGTTTGAAGACACTTCTCCTGATGCGATTATTAATATGATTAGAGTAGTGCCTAAAGTGTATGACAACAATGGTAGGCACATAGCTAATCTTAATAAGCTCAAATCTCTGGTATTAACCGATGAGAACAACGGAGAAGAGACTCTCACATTTACTATGGCTATGGATGAAAAGGCAAAAGAGCTTGTCAATGAGTACCGGGTAGACTTAGTGGACGAAAATGGCAATCCCTACAATCGATTCTATATTCGGGACATCGAGGACGATATAGATGAGCACAACAAAAAAATTCGTACCTTTATGTGTGAGGCTGCTTGGTACGATCTAGCTACTAAACCAGTCATCTCAATGGTCTCATTTTTGAACTCCTATCCCGATCAGCCNCTAAACTTTGTGCTTGCTGGCACTGGTTGGACTGTTGATAGGATAGATGCCGGCTTTGAGATTAGGGATTATGTAGTTCAGGACAAGAAAAACCCACTACAGCACCTGAAGGGGATACAGGAAGTCTGGGGCGGTGACTTGGTTTTTGATAATGTAAACCAAACGGTTAGTTTGCTGCGCGATAACATCGAAGTAGGCTACGCCATCCGCAGGCGAAAGAACATGAAGTCCATTAAACGAAAAATCAATACCCAAGGACTTATAACTAAACTGACTCCTTACGGAGCTAATGACCTGTCGATTGCTAGTGCTAACAATGGGATACCTTATATTGAAAACTACAGCTGGTTTACTGACCGTGGTTTACAAGCTCCGGTAAAAGAGGCTGAGTGGAAGGACGAGCGTTTCTATAATGCGTATCACCTAAAAGAGAGAGCTATCGAAAAGCTAACGGAACTTTCTGTACCAACGGTCTCATACGAGATCGGGTTACTAGACCTTTCATCACAACCCAGATTCGCCCATGAGATTCCTTTACTTCGGACACAAGCTATCATCGACGAAGAAGATTTAGACGAACAGCTCCCAGTAAAGATTATAGCACGTGAATTAGACTTGTTAGAACCTTGGAAGTCTAAACTTTCGCTAAGCACTCGTATTAAAGAGCTCGGTGATGAGGGAGCTTCACTATCACAAGAAGCCGAAGGGCGTTTAGACGATGCTGATGCTGTAGATCGTACCGAAATGCAAGAGTTGATGGTATTTAACTACTTACAGAATTCCCGTGCAGATAATGGGTGGAATTCTTGGGTAAAAAATGGTAATATAGAAATAGATAACACTAATGGAGTTTCAGGTAAAAACTCATTCAAACTTATTGGTGGCGGTCCAGGAACTAAACAAGAACTGCAACAAACTATTTGGCCATCTACTCGTGAGAATTATACTTTATCAGCTCAGATCGCAACAGAGAATTTGCAGAAGCATGATGATGCTAAGGTAGGTATCAAAGTCACTATCACTTACGATGATGGCACTAAAGAGGACCAATACCTAGAATTATAGGAGGGAAGTATATGGCTAACTTTGATAGAGTTGCTAGGACGTTCCCGACTAATGGCAAAAGGGTAGCCCGTATCGATGTTACACTCATAGCGTATAATGTTTCAGGCCAGGTATTCATTACGGATGTGATGTTCCAGGGGGGCACGTTAGCGACTCTCTGGTACGGACATCCTGCTGAAATAGAGTGGTCATTCAATGCCTGATTTTGATCGTTATTTTAAAACCATCTCACCGGAGCATAAAGATAAAAAGGTAGAGAGCATCGACTTCACTATTGTGATGGAAAATGCTTCGGGTACCATGTGGGTCACTGATATGATGGTTCAAGACGGGGCTATATTAACAGGCTGGAGTCATAATACTAAAGAGATACTCCAGCCTGTATCTAATAGTCCGCATTATTTCTATAATGCTATAGTCCGCGGCCAACGAGCTTTAATGGTACCTAACAATGGTGATACGATGGGTTATATAAACTGGACGCTAACAGCTGATACGGATATACCTACCCCGCCAAGTGTTGAGAATGAATACAGGTCACAATTCGCTTTAGAGTTCGGCATGATGTACCGTACTCGTAACATAAGAATTTATGGTCCTATAAGTAAGAACGATGAGTTCAAGTTTTGGAGCAGGCCAATGACGATACAAAAGAATGGAGCCAGCTACTACAACTACAACGGATTTTTCCTCGGAGCTCCTGCAGGCGATATGTACTACTTGGTATCCATTCCAGGGGAGCAAATACCTTGGGATTCATTTAGTGACGAGCGCATAACTCCTGATACTAGGGACGATAAAGGTGACTTAAAATATCCTGGTTTGAGTCCACGAACAGATAAGCGTGTTAGAGTACTATTAGAAGTAATACCTAGATGGCTTGCGGAAGGAGGAAAACACTTATGAGTACTTACCTAGATACAAAAGGTCGTAAGTTTTATACTTGGCTCTGGTCAAGTTCTGCTTACGACCGTATCATGCAATATGGCGACAAGTTCACTGACGTAGGCCTGTTTAAATTTCTAGTAGATCCAGACGGTACTATCCACACTATAGATGGCGAATATACTTTAGATGACGCTGAATGGAAAAATAGCGGGCAGTTAGATTCTAAGGTTACTACTATGCATTGGGAGTCTACTGATGGTTCAGAGAAGTTCTACGGCACACAGGACTATGCTGACTTTAAAGCTAAATGGAAAGCGGTGAAAGATAAATGGCCACATCTACGTTTCAGTTTAACTCTGCGTAATGATGGTGCCAGAAAGATATTTGAGTCCTTAGGAAAGAACTGGACTGGAACCGATGGTACGCCTGCGTGGACTAGATTGGCAGATCAGATTCGGACGTTGCTGCAGGAATGGGACTGGGTTGATGGTATTGATTATGACTTTGAGCGAGGAGCTTACTTATCTACAGACCAGTTCATAAACTTTGCGCAGATGCTCTACAATGTAGCCAAAGACGCCGGTAAACAAGTAAACTGGTGCTTACCACCAATGGAAGCTCCAGGTTCGCCTTCTTGGGAGGCTTGGTGTGATTATTCTAGGCTGCACCCTTACTTCGATTCGGCTGTAATCATGTCCTATGCTTTCTCATGGGCAGGTTCAGCTCCAGGTCCTGTAGGTCCACAATGGTGGATGGATGTTGTTTATAACTATGCATCTACGGTTATTCCAAAACACAAGCTGTACCTGGGAGTAGGAGGTTTCGGGTTCCGTTGGGATATCACTAAGCTCCAAACTAAGTACAACGATGGTACCTATGATACTTACCGAGGAGCTTCTGGTGGTATGTGGGCTTGGTATGAATGGATGAATGGTAAATTGACTCATACAGATATTTATCGGGGTAATTCACAGACACAACCGTACATTCCATTTGCTGGATTCTATGATATGGAAAATCATTGTCCGTATCTTTACCTGCATATTTACGATTACCTTTTCTCCAACGACTATGAGAATAGGGACGCTAATGGTAAGTACGTTGGTACTGGTCCCATCAACATCGCTTATGATAANGGTAAACCNTATGCTACATCNTATAGTAANGCTCAAGCTCCNGAAAGCATACTATTCCCNCAAGGAGTANNTCGTCGNTGGGTTCCTTCCATAACCGACACCAACTACAAAGATACACCTCCNGGTGCNTGGTACAATAATGGTGCGANAGGTATAGCAACAAAAACACCTAAAGAGCCTACTGAAGAGGATGCTGGTGAAGTGCAAGGNGTCTACACTAAGACGTTCGATNTTCCTNCTNCAGGNACNTATAAGCTGGTATTTAAGATTATAGTACCGTTCTTTGGTAAGGATAATCTTAAAGTGACAGTTGATGGAACCGACCATTCATTAAGCTCNATCCCTTGGTGGTGGCAAGGACGCACATCAGAACAATTCTACGAAATCAGCACAATGTCTCTCTCCGCAGGTGCTCATACACTAGTGATAAAGGGCCCACCAGAATCCGCGTCAGCTTTCAGCATCCTTGAAATTCTCGTAGTTAGGCAGTTTAACAATAAATTCATAACTGGTGAATTAAAATATACTGCTCACCTGCGGAAGTTAAAAGGTTGGGTATATGCGGACATTCCGAAGGATAGTAGTGGTGCTCCTACGGACGATTCGAGACCGGTTCCTTACGATGTCTATCCTGATCAGAACAAGTTTGTTATACCCGCTGAGACTCTTAGACGTGTACCTGACTATTTCGCTATATGGCCTGATGATTGGAGGTATCTATCAGATCCTGATGAAGAGGGGAATAGTATTAACTTAATGANCGAATATTGGGATATTTATCTTGATGATACATTAATTGAGAAGTATGAGGATATACCTAAAGCCATTCCTACTATATACCCAGACCCTTTAACGACTACAGCTAATGGGATTGTTTTAGGGTTAATAAAAGGACTCAATGC